TGCCGACATTACCTATTACACGAACAGGTTTAACTGATTTTACTTATTCGCGTTACCTGGTTCCGGCGTTATCAGGTTTCCAAGGCATTGGCGTGTTTTTAGATGCCGACATGTTGTTACAGGCTGATATTAACGAGCTGGAAACATTGATTAACCCAGATGATGCAGTATCGGTAGTTAAAAGCGCAAATCGGTTTGAATGGCCGTCGATGATGGTGTTTAACAATGAGAAATGCAAAACATTAACGGCTGATTACATTAATGATGAAAACAATCATCCTAGTGATTTTAGTTGGGCCGGATCGGTTGGCGAGTTGCCTAGCGAATGGAATTTTACAGTAGGTTACGACAAACCTATCGAGCAACCTAAATTGATTCATTACACCGCTGGCATACCGCATTTCCCTGAGACTAAAGATTGCGATTACGCCGAGGCTTGGACTAAAGAGTTTGATTCGATGGTGGGCAATTGCAGTTGGTTGGAATTGATGGGCGACTCGGTACACGCTGAGCTGGTCTTAAATAACATAACGGAGAGACGAAAAGCATGGCAATCTCGACATACAGTGAATTAAAAACAGCCATTGCTGATTGGACTGCGCGAGACGATTTAACCAGTTACATTGATAATTTTATCGATCTTGCTGAAACCTATTTAAAGCGTGCGCCAGCATTACCGCGTTTGCCGGAGATTGGTGGCGTTCGAGGCAACATCACGCGAGTGTCAGGCTCGCTTTCAACCTCAGCCAATACGCTTGATTTACCGGCTGATTATTTGGACTCGTACCGACTGACACTGACTTCAAATGGAGTGACAGGTGTGTTGCGTTACGTCGATCCAACGCAGTTAAGCATTTATCAACGTGATGCGGCTGGTTTGCCGAGGTGGTACACCATATCGGACAAAATAGAATTTGATTGCACGCCGGACTCAACTTATGCCTACGAGCTAAGTTATTTTCCGAGCGTGACGGGTTTAAGCGCGTCTAATACAACAAACTGGATATTAACGGACTATCCTGATGTGTACTTAGCCGCGTGCCTTTTTCATGCGTTTCGTTTTACGCAAGACGACGCAACCTCAAAAGATTGGCTAGACCAATACAAGGTTGCTGCCTGGTCTGCATCTGAAACGTATCGGCAAGGGCGGGTTAATCAAGGGCCAATTAGCGTAAAAACGGATTCAATTAATCCATGATTAAACCAACGACTTTAAAATTTGGCGAGTGGCTACCCGATCAAGCCGCTTTGTCCTCGCCAGGGACAACGCACGCGCAAAATATACAGCCGCATGGTACAGGCTTTCGCAGTTGGGGTTCGCTTGCTGTTGATTCAACAGCGTTAAGCGCTAAAGCACGCGGCGCGGTTGCAATGATTGACGGCGACGCTAATGTGCGAATGTTTGCCGGGGATGCGACAAAGTTATACCGATATGCTGGTGGCACCTGGACCGACAAATCAAAGTCAGGCGGTTATAACAATGACACGCTTGATAATTGGAATTTTTTAAAGTTTGGGACGCAAGTTATTGCGACCAATTACGCAGACAATATTCAGATAGGCCCGATTGATGGCACGTCTGCTTTTGCCGATCTCGGCGGAAGTCCCCCAAAGGCTCGTTTTATTACAGGCGTGCGCTCTTTTGTGGTGATCGGTGATATTTTAAGTGGTTCCACCGAGCATCCCACGAGAGTGCAATGGTCAGGCCAGAATAACGAAACAAGCTGGGGGACTGTCCCTTCTACACAAGCTGATTTCCAAGATCTAGTCGGTAACGGCGGCAAAATAATGGCGATTACCGGCGGTGATATTGGCGTGATATTTCAAGAGCGCTCGATATGGGAGATGCGTTACGAGGGGCCGCCTTTAGTTTGGTCGTTTAATGAAACTGCGGTGGGGATTGGCACGCCTTCTGAGGGTTCTGTCGTGCGTTACGGCAACAGTGTTTTCTTTTTATCAGAGTCAGGTTTTCAGCGTTATGACATTGGAAAAGGCACAACACCAATTGGCGACCAAAAGGTTGATCGCTGGTTCTTAGATCGCGTTAATAAAGAAAGTTATTACACCATTTCATCTGCAATCGATCCCGCAAACTCCAAAGTAGTCTGGTCTTACGCTAACGGTGCATCGGGTAATGATGAGTTGTTGATTTACGATTGGAAGTCAGGGCGCTGGGGTTATGCGGTAATCGACACAGAAATTATATTTGATGGCTTATCGCCAGGTTACACGATGGACTCGTTAGATTCGGTGGGTGGCACGACTTATACACTCGATAGTCTGCCAGCATCGCTTGATTCTGACTTATGGAAAGGCGGTGCGGCTGGTTTATATGGCTTTAATACCAGCCATAAATCGGGCGATTTTACCGGAACAGCCTTAACAGCACGCCTAGAAAGTGAGGAAGTGGGAAGCGAAAACACCAATATTTTAACGTGCAATAACGTATTGCCGTTAGTTGAAGGCTCAACCGCTACTAATACCGTCTATGTGGCCACTAGAGCCAATCAAAACTCAGACATAACCTATTCGTCAGGTGTGACGGTTAATAGCGCCACAGGGCAACACAATTTAAGAAAGAGTGCGCGTTATATGCGATTTCGAGTTGATATTGCCGGTGGTTTTGATCATGCACTTGGTGTTCGAGCCAACATAGCAGCGAAAGGACTTAGATAAATGTTAGCAGCAAATGATTTTTTTGGTTTGTTAGGCCGTACAGGCCGTGACTTGCCAGGCAACATTGAGCCTACTCAAGAAAATTTAAAAGCGTATGAGCAAGGCGTTGATGTGCGCAACAATTTATCGAGCATGTCACTTGAGGATGCTAAAAACGACGACTCAACAGCTAGCAGTATAATATTTCATCCTGACTACGTGCCAGATAGCCGCGAAGTACAAGATCAAAAAAATGCGTTACGCTCTGCTGGATTTTCTGACACGCCACTTTGGAACTTACCCGATTATGTAGAAAACTCGGCATGGTATGTTAAGCCTGGGCAATTTGACGCAAAAGAACTTCCATACGACATGGTTGGGTTAGGGGCGACAAACTACGGCGTCGATTTAAACAACGTGACAGACCGCTTTCAGAACATATGGGAAACTTATGGACAGTATGCCGAAGGCGTAAAACCTTGGTCAGAAAGCCCTATTCCTCAATCCGAAGCTAAGATGGGTGGCAATAAGTCCATCTGGGAGGGAATGAAAGACTTTCTTGGAGAGCAAGGGCAAACGTCGCGTGATAGATATGGCCCAGAAGCGGCGGCGGCTTATGAGAATTATTTAAAAACAGGCCAGTTCAGTGATGCTTTGCCTGTTGGAATGGCATTTGACGGGATCGACTATGGAGGGCGTTACACAGGACATGAATTCCAGAATAAACCAGGCTCTATATTTGATCGATTTGTAGCACCAGTTTTAACAGCTGGCGCAACAATTTTTAATCCGTACTTAGGAATGGCGACAGCCGCAGGTATTGGGGCGGCACAAGGGAAAAGCCCTGGGGAAATTGCGCTTAATGCAGGCCAAGCGTTTGTAGGTGGTGGCGGCTTGAATCCCACTACTGCATTGCAACGCAGTTTAATAACAGCAGGAAACACAGCGGTTACTGGAGCAAGAACAGATTTTGATCCGTTATCAATGGGTTTAACTGGCGGCACGACATATTTAGGCAATGCGCCAGAAATACCAATAACAGATTATTTAAACCCAACAGCTGATATACCAGATCCATTATTTCCTGATGGTTCATCCGTCAGTACAAATTTAACCAATGATTCTTTTGTTCCTCCAACGTCTAATCCATTTGATTATGTTGGAACGAGTAGTGTGCCAGGCTTTTCACCAGTAATACCGCCGACTGTCGATATACCGGCCTCAACAACATCATTAAGCCCAACAGCACCAGGGCAAGGTTTTGTAAGCCCTGATTACAGCTTGCCAATACCAACAGCCGAGGAACAATTAACTAACAGTTTGTTTCCCGAAGGTGGTACGGCAGAAACAACATTACAAAACAATATTAATCCAACGACTTTAGTTAATAACACATTTACTGCGCCAACAATTCCTGACGCAACAGTTGATTCATTATTTGGCGAAGGTCAGTTTGATGTTAATAATCCTTTTGTAGAACAGCCCGATTACAGCAAATTTATAGATCCTGCGTTTGAGTCGCTTGACACACTCCCTAACGATTCTATTTTAGACAAAATAAAAGACAATCCATTTGAAGCGACTAGGCTTGCGTTAGGCTTGGCGGGAGAATTTTTGCCAGACGGAACTGCAACCGCAGGCGGCAATCCTTTTCAAATGCCAAAAGCGCCAGCAGTAACAGGGCGCCAGCCAATACCGTATGAATTAGGCTACACGCCGATGGAATTTACACCAATCAACTATCGTTCTTTTTATAATCCTTTTATGGGAGCATGACATGGCCCTTGAATACGCCAATTATCAACCAAATTTAAGCCCATTAAATATGGGTGCAACTAACACGGCCGCGCCAGGCATGATAACTACTAGCGCAAGCTCAACTCCTTACTCTGGCCAACGACCGTATTTAGACGAAAGTTTTGCAGAAGCACGCAGACTTTATGAAACTGGTGGCCCAAAAGGTTTTGGACAATCAACAGTTGCAGGTTTTAGCGGCCCAACCGAATCCGCTTTGCAAAGCATTGAAAATCAAGCGTTAGCAGGCAGCCCGAATATTGGCATAGGCCGAGATTTGTTAGGGCAAACCTTGTCAGGCGATTTCTTAAATTCAAATCCTTACTTAGACCAAATGTATAACCAGGCAGCTGATAACGTCAGCCGTCAATATCGTGAAGCAGTTGCGCCGTCTATTGGCGCTAACGCAGACGCGCAAGGTCGTTTTGGTTCAGGGTTGTACCAGAACATGATGGCTAATTCTCAACGTGAGCTAGGCGATTCTTTAGGACGCCTTGCAACTAATGTTTATGGGCAAAATTACGCGACCGAAAGAGGCCGACAAGATTCGGCGATGGGCAAGATACCAGGCATGGCTGGTCTTAATTATTTTGACGCAAACCAATTGTTAGGCGCTGGTCAAATACGCGATACGCAGGCGCAAAACCAATTAGCAGACCAATACAACCAGTATATGGTTGATCAAACTAGGCCAGGGCGCAATTTAAGAAATTATCAAAATGCAATATCTGGAAATTTTGGTGGAACTAATGTTATGCAGCAGCCCGATTACGCAAATCCTACAGCTAGCAATATTGGCGCTGGGATTGGTATAGCTGGCGGTTTGATGGATTTATACAGCAATTATAGAGCATTAGGTACGTAACAATGGCAGAAATTAAAGATTATTCAGTAACGGCTGATGACAACAACTCGGCAAGTCCAAATGGTATGCCTGAGAACATGGCCCCATCTGGGGTCAATAATAGCTGGCGTGAATCGTTTGCCAGAGTCAAACGCTGGTATGAGGACATCAACGCGACTAAAAGCACAACAGGTAGCTCTAATGCTTATGTATTAGCGGCAGCTCGAACAGTAGCCGCTTACGCTCAAGGCGATGCGTATATGTTTAGAGCCAATCACGCCAACACTGGCGCGGCAACTTTAAACATTGATTCAGTTGGTGCGGTAGCAATCGTTAATAACACGCAATCTGCATTAGCCGCTGGCCAGATACAGGCAGGTGGTATTTACCTGGTTGCTTATGATGCGACTAACACTAAATTTCAACTAGTAGGCGCGTCGGCTACTAGCGCTAGTGGCGATAATATATTTGTGTTTAACGCCAGCCCTTCGGTAACTTTAGAAAATAGCACTGCTGAGGACTCAGATGGTGGACGCGAGAGCAGTTTTCTATTTAAAGGCTTACAGTCAGGTTCGGAAGAATCCACGCTAGTAAAGATCATTGGTTCGCATGACGGTTCGAGTGACGACCAAAAAGGCAAGTTACAAATTTATACCAATGATGGGAGTGATGGCGACAGTCCGACTCTCCAGGTAACTATTGATAGTGCTGGATTGTGTACGCTAGTCGGAGCGGCAAGCGTTGGCGGTGCGCTCACAGTTGCAGGGGCCACACAACTCAATTCGACTGTAACAGTCGGAGCTGATGATCAGGGTTATGACGTCATTCTTTACGGTGATACGGCGTCTGCCAATGTCACCTGGGATACTTCAGTCGATGATTTAATTCTAAATGGCGCGGCTGGCTTAATTGTGCCAGATGGTCAATTAACTTTAGGTTCTACTGCGATAACGTCAACTGGAGCTGAGTTAAATTACAACGATACAGGGGCCGCTGTTGGAACAGTTGTGGCGAGTAAAACGGTCACAGTTGATGCTAATAAAGACGTTTCGAGTTTTAGAAACATCACGCTTACTGGCGAGTTAGACGCTGGCTCTTTAGACGTATCAGGGAACGCCGACATAGATGGTACGCTCGAAGCAGATGCAATTACTTTAAACGGCACCGCATTAGGCAGCTTGTATTCTCCTATTGCTGGTAGCTCATCCATAGTAACTACGGGGGCTTTGGACGCTGGTAGTATCACAAGTGGCTTCGGAGCGATTGACAATGGAACTTCTAATATACGAAGTGCGACGATAACAGCTGAAACCGCCTTTGTTCCAGACGCTTCTGGTGGTGCTGACTTAGGTAGCACTTCATTAGAATTTAACGACCTTTTTTTAAATGATGCTGGTTCTATTCAACTTGGTGATGACCAAGATGTAACAATTACACACGTTGCTGATACAGGCATTGTGTTAAATGACAAAGATATTGATGGCGTTAGTAGCATGAACTCAGGCCCGTTGGGTGGGCGTAGAAATGTAGTTTTTAACCCGAATGGCGCAGTCAATCAACGTGCTGGCACAGCAGCTACCACCGCCATTAACACTTACGGCCCCGACAGGTGGCGCAGTTATGGTGGAGCGTTAGGATTTTCTTGGTACACAAAATCGGATGCTGGCGAAGGCGATGGTTATTATATGAGGTTTCATAGAACAGCAAGTGACTCGCAAACAAATACAACAGGCATAGCGCAAGGGCTGGAAACGATAGACAGTAAGCATTTGGCAGGTCAAGAAATTACTTTTTCATTTAGAGCTAGAGCTGGTGCTAACTGGAGTCCGTCATCGGGCAGACTATCTGCTGTTGTGGTAGGCGGTGAAGGCACAGACCAAAACCCAGTAGGTATGACATCTTCTGATACTATCATAGGAATTAATGCGGATATGTCTACTGGAAGCGATTGGGCTACTTTTTCTGGCTCCGGTACTGTGCCAAGTGATAAAACACAAATAGCTATTTGGTTTTCATTTACGCCAACAGGTACGGCAGGTGCAAACGATTATTTTGATGTTAGAAATATACAATTAGAGATTGGCGGTACAGCAACTACGTTTGAGCAAAAAACTTATGGCGAAGAATTGGCTTTGTGTCAAAGGTATTGCACAGTGTATACCGCTACTGGAGAATCGACGGCTATACCACATGGAACGGCGCAAGTAGATACAGCCAACAGACCCGAAGTCACGCTTCACTACCCACAAAAAAGAGTCGCGCCGAGTATCACAGTAACTGGCCCAACTAATTTTAAAGTTTTAACAGGAGCTAATACGGCAGTAGCTTGTGCTGGTTTTAGTGGGGCGTTAGTAGGTACTGGAGTGAATGGAAGTGTGTTGTTTTTTACAACTTCGTCAGGGGTTGCTACTAACACTTTGAGTGGGATTATTGTTCAATTATTTGTGTTTCAAAACACAGGGGTCATAACCGTCGATTCGGAGCTATAAACATGATTGTTTCAGAAGTCAAATACGCTAGTAACGAAAACAAATCAGTTAATGCTGTTATTGATGGGGTAACTTGGGCAGTACCAGTAGACACTAGCAATAATCATTATCAAGAAATTTTAAAATGGGTAGAGGCAGGTAACACAATAGAGGACGCAGACTAATGTCATTATTAAGATTTTTTAACGCAGCAGGCCAAACATTGCGCGGCCTACCAGAAAATCAATTGGTCATGGGCGGCTTAGGCTTAATGTCAGCTAATCAGCCAGGGCAAGCAGCGCCAGTTGATCAACCTGGCTCATTTCTAAAGGGGATGCTGTCTGCTAATGCGTTGCGACAAAATCGTTTGTTGCAAGAGGAAAAGGCGAAAGAAAAAGAGCGCCAGGAAGCGCAACGTGTAGCGGCTGATCAATTTTTTCAAAATGTAGCCATTCGACCTCAGATGGTTGCAGACCGCAATTTAGCGTTACAAATGCAACAGCAACAAGAGTTGGCGCAAATGCAAACACCGTTTAATGCAGCTGATATGCGTGCAACTTTACCAGCCGATATGCAAGCTCGAAGCATAGGGGATGCAGGCCCACAAACGGCAATACATACAGCGTCGCCAATAGATGTGCCGCCGCCTGTACCAACTATTTCTGAAATGGCTTTTGCATCTGGCGTGCCTGGCATACGAAACAAAGCATTTGAAGCAGTTTTAGAACAAAACAAAAATCGTGGTGATTTAGGGTTGGGATCAGTAAATCCGCGTGATTTTACAACGGCATCGTTAAAAGAATACGCACGACTAATACAAAGTGGCGCACCAAAAGCTGAAGCATTGGGCGTGTTAGAGCGTACAGTTGAGCGACGTGATTTTCCTGGAGATGATGGGCGTGTTTACACTGGCGCTTTTTATGCAGATGGAAGGCTAAGAGATCAAACTATTTCGACTAATGATCCAATATTTAGAGCAAATGCAGAAGCTAAAGTTGCGGCAAACATAGCATTAACAAGCACACTCCCAAATATGGAACGCGCTTTATTTAAAGCAGACGAGATATTAAACAAAGTAATGACACCAAATAACGGCATCACGCTAGGGACACCATTTGCAGTAATATTGTCGGATTCATCAATAAAAGCCGGAACGGCTCAATATGCTTTTGCAAATGATTTAAAACAGTTAATGAATATGACGTTTATAAGTGGCCGAGAAGGATTAAAAGGTTCAGGAAGCATTACGGATTTTGAAGGGATTAAAGCTGAAAGCGCAATTAACAATATGGAATTAGGCTTAAACCGTGAGCAGTTTAAAGAAGCCACACTACAATTTATGGCCGCGCTCGAAGCCGCAAAAAGTCGAGTTATATTGCAGTCGCAAAAAGGCTTATTAGAGCCAAAGGATATAGAGAACAATTACGAAAGAGAGCTTGCAATATTACGCGAGAAATATGGTGGAAACGCAACAGGCGTTGGCGGAGCAGGCGGTGGCGGCAACACAGTAAAAATAGATTTAACACAAGGAACATAATAATGCCTGAAGTATTATTTAGAAGGCCAGATGGCACAAAAATAGAAGCGACCATAGCTGGCGCAGAGCCAACGGCGAAAGAAATGGCAACGCTCAGAGAAGTATATCCTGATGCTATTTATGATAAACCTTTTGGAGCCTGGTCTAATATTGCGCAAAGCCTCACTTTAAGTCAAGCCGATGAAATTATGGGCGGTGTTGGCGGTGCTTATGAGGCTTTAACTGGCGGTGATTTTAGCGAAGGTTATCAGCGAGTAAGAGACGCAGAGCGTGAGCGCTTAGAAATGCAACGCACTTACAATCCAGCAATGAGCAGATTTTTAGAAATAGCGACGCCAATGGGTGTTGCCGGTTTGATAACAAAAGCGCCTGCTGTTAAAAAAGGTATAGACGCATATCAAAAATCTGGCGAAGCGTTGGGGCCAGGGTTAAAAACACTTAGAAACGCAGGTACATTTGGTCTTTTAGGGGGGCTTTATGGGCTTGGAGAAAGCACCGCACAAACTCCAGCAGAAATAGCGACCGATGCGATGTATGGCGCTGGAATGGGCGCGGCTTTGCCGGCTGTTGGTACGCCTTTATTTGCTGTTTCTCAAAAAATTGGCGGTTTAATCGGTTCAATAGCTAGACCTTTTATTGAAGCTATTAAAAAACCAAAAAATGCAGGCGCCAATCAACTTAGGGAAGCGTTAGAAAAAGATCAAATTCCAATAGAACGATTAGCAGATGAATTAGAAAAATTAGGCCCAGAGGCAACAGTCGCCGATTTGTCGATAGCGCTTGGCATGGAGGCCGCTAATACACGCAATTTACTAAGAAGGATGCGTTTAGAAGATGGCGATTCTTTGACTGAATTCACCACTAAATTTATTGGTCGCGATTTGACAGCGCAATCCAGATTGCAGGATGACTTAGCTGATTTGTTAGGATTTCCAACTATTAAAGGTTTGAACGTAGTAAGAGCGAGTGACGAAGTTAAAACAGAGCTGGCGAAGATGGGGCCGCAATACGAAGAAGTTATGGAAAACACGACTATTAGAATGTCGGACGTTTTGCGCCGAGTGTTAAATAAGCCAGCTGCTAAAGACGCTTTACGAAAAGCAAAAACCAACATGGATAATGAAGGAATCCCAGGGTTTAACGAACAAATGGAGCTAGATGGCGATATTTTAAAAATGACTGAAACGCCAACGCTTAGGACATTAGACCAAGTAAAACGATCTTTAGATGAAAGAATAAATCAATTAATGGGTGGAAATGTAGCAGACAAAAACGTCTCTGAAGCTCGCAGGCTTATAAAAGTCAGAAATGAGTTAGTTGATGAACTAGATCGTCAAAGTATTGTCGATGGCAGAAGTGTTTACAAAGAGATTCGAGATAATTATGCGCCTGGTTTAGAAGCGCAAGCCGCGTTAGACAGAGGGTTCGATGCTTTTGGTGATTTATCAGAAAATATAATGAAAGAATTAAACAATTACGGCGAAGCTGGAAAAAAAGCCTTTCAATTTGGCGCAGCACGCAAACTTCTTGAAAGAATAAATAGTCGAAAAGAGAAAAACCAAGCCTGGTCGCCAACTTTAGACGAAAAAGAAAAAATAAAAATAATTTTTGGTAAAGATGCAGATGCGTTTATCGACGCATTAGAGCGAGAGGCATCATTTAATATGACTAAAAATGCTGTTTTAAAAGGATCTGTTACCGCAGATAAACAGCAAGATATTTTAAGGGCTGGGCCTACGCAACAAGCTATTGAAACAGCCAGGGAAGCATTTACGCCAAGCA